CGTGTCGTCAGCGGTGACCACTACGCCATTCTCATTATCGAGAAGGGCACCCGTATTAGCAACGTAGCTAATTTCGGTTTGGTCAGTGTGCAGAGCAGCCGTGGCGATATAGCCATCAACGTCCGTTGCGCCCACTTCAACATTCAATTCATCACCAGCGCCACTGTCGTCAAATGCAGTAACGAGCTTTACAGCTACATCCTTGATCATTTGTCCGGCCTTTACATCAATAGTAAAGGTAGCGGTGTCATTGTCGGCATAGGTGCCAGCATCGTTGATGTCTTCCCAGTCTATTACGATCTCTATCTTAATCAGTCCTGCTTCGTTAGCGGTCAAAGTAGCCGCTTGCTTAGTAGATGTTACGTTAGCCATGATTCAGTCCTTTCTTTAAGAGGTTGCGGAGAATTTACCAAGAGCCTGTGGGTGCTTCACGCAAAGTGACAAAATCACTTCAGCGAAACCACGTGGTCCTGCGCCTTGGTCTTCCAGGTCCTTCATAACCGGGGCCTTCATGTAATAAAGGCTCAAGTAATCAGGGTCGATCAGGTAACCGCGAGCGGATGCCTGGTTTGTGAGAGTAGTGTCACCGGTAACACGACCGTTAAAAAGCGTAGGAACCACAAAGATCCGTCCGTAATCGCCAACGTATTCGTCAACGCGGAAGGTAATGTTATGCTCCTTGGCATCTTGATTAACAGTGTAAGGGTTACCTGCTCCACCACCAACTGAACGTTGCAGATTGGTTACTGCTGAACGCAAGTTAGGACCAGCTACGAGAGTCGTGCGTGACATGTCATTACCAGAGTTCTCATACATTGATTGGAGAACGCCATTAATGTCGGAGTCAGCGAGTGAAGCCGTGGCAGTCGTGTTGATGTTGCCTGCTGGTGTCAGATAATCAGCCGGAACTGGATTAACGGATTGAGCAGTAGCCTGTAGCCATTTACCAATACCGCGAAGAGCAGTAGGGTTGCTGGCTGACATTTCTTGGTCAGAACAGATAGCACTCTCGATGTCTCTCTTGAGTTCTACCATACAACGAGCTTTGGATTCGGCTACGTCAGAACCGTGACCGGCTGTGTCCGTAGCTTCCTGCTCGGTAGTTACCATCCAAGAACGACGAATCTTTTGTTGGTAGTTGCCAACGCGTTCGCGGTTCTTAGTCTTGTTATCGAAATCAGTAACGTCAGCTCCCTGTTCTACTGCGTCGAACTCAGGCACATCATATGCGTCGAGTCCCCACTCAGTAAATAGGTTACCGGGTTTGGCTGATTTTCCAGCCAAAGATGTTACTGGTGTTTTTTCGGGTTCCAATACTGAAAGTAAATCCAGTAGGTCTTCCCGATTGACGGTTGAACCGTCACCGTAGGTGGTTGCACCTGCCATTATATTATCTCCTTTATTTTAATTTAGTTAAAGCGAGAGAACCTATTGCTTAAATATATTTATCGCTTGTTTGCTGCTGACGTTGCCTGTTCTAATGAGCTTTCTTGTCTGCTTAGTTGCTGACTCTTCAGGTGTTCTTGGTTGAGCTACTGTGCCCGTATCCACGGGGGCCTTGGGTGGAGTGCTCTTAATAGTAGCTTTCTTAGCTAACTTCTTAGGTGCTTCCTTTACCTTAGCTTCCGCGTCTACTGCCATTTTTCCTCTGACTGCCAATGCTGCTACACCCGCCGCTTCTGGAAACTCAAGCTCGAGTTTCTTTAGCATAGGGCTATTTATGGTCTGCTGGGCAAACTCATAGTAGGGATCGGTTTCGTCGGTGAAGAATGAGTATTCCTTTTCCACTGCCTGTCTGTAATTAGAGACCTGTGCAATTACCTGTCTCTTCTTAGGTATGGCTCGGTAAGTTTGACGAGCGTTTTTACGGATGTCTATCAGTTGTGATTTGGTAAGCTTTTGATCGCCCACTACCCACACTGCGTTTCCGTCGCCGTCATACTCTGGATCACCATCAAGGATCTCATCTACCTGATCTTCCGCATCCTGCGCTTGTTGTTCCAACTGATCCAGTTGCTCAACGGATGTTACCTGATCGATGGTAGGTGTTTCCTGTGGCTTGCCTTCCTCTAATGAAGCTATACGGGCTTCCAATTCTTCCTCCCTGGCTTTGTTCTGTGCAGTGATCTTATCAATGCGCTTCACATACCATTCAGGATCATTAGATTCCTGCTCTACCTCTTTTTCCGAAGTGTCATTAATTGTTAAAGAACCATTCTCATCATTGTCCGAGTTGTCCTCGGTCGGCTCGGATTCCTCGACAGGTTCGATAACGGGTTCTTCTCGACTTTCATCATCGTTATCGTCCTGCGGTTCTTCCGGTGCGTCTGGTGCGGGTGGAGTAGCAAACATATTTGCCAATTCACTACCGCTTATACTTTTTCCCGCAGATTCTTGTGAGGGTTCCTGCGTATCCTCGCCCGCTGTTTCAAGTGGAGCGTCCACCGTTGTTGTATCTGTCATACCCGGACTAGTAGGCGTCCGTAACCTGTGTTAAGTGTCCGTCTGTAGTAAGATCTCATCCAGAACAGCTACCGCTCCCAATGCCTTATTCTGGCTCTGGTCGTAGTCACTGTTGTAGGCGAGACGTATAAAGCGTTCTCGAGTCTCTGATAGAGATTCCCGATAGGCTTGAAAGTCGTCGTTCTCACGTAGTCGTTGCAGAATCGGTTGTAGATCCTGCTGAAATTCTTTTTGGGCTTTTGGGTAGGGCTTCATCGTGCGTTCATGTTCCCTGGCTGTGTTCCGATCCGTCCGATTTGGGCGTTCTCACGTTGCTGATCAATAAAATCTAGCTGCTGCATGTGTTTCTCTAATCTAGCTCTAAATGGATCTTCCTCATTTTGCATCCGCGATTGAACGTCCGTTGCCGGGATTTGCTCAGAACCCTGCACGAACTGCTGCACCACTTGGCGACGTAACTGAGTGTTCACACCCTGTTCCGCCAAATCCACATCCATACCGGAATACATCTGTTGCAGCATTTCACGCTCTTGACGAACCTCATCTTGGGTAGCCTGTTCCTCGGGCTTAATCAGTGTTTCAGCCCAAGTTGGATCAATAATTTCAATGCCCTTTTGAAGTAACGCTGACCAATCACCCCTAGCCTCACGGTCAGCCGCACTGAATAGCTCAATGGCTGACTTGATCTTTTCGCGCTGTAACTCGGGTTCCTGACTCAGTGCATCAAATTCAAGATAAAAGTCGTAGTCCTCGCTGGGGTTCTTGTGGAATTCTTGCGGATGCACCGTATTGGACCCCATAACGCGGAACGTTATAACCTCGTCACCGTATTGCTGGTATAACCACCAGAGGTGACGATAGACCTGTTGCCAACCTCGTAACCACTTGTTGATGTTAGCCTGTTTCTTGGCCCGGACTTCATTGGCGTGTTCCTGATCCGTTGTTAGTCCCGTGTAGTTACGAGCCACATCAATGATCATTTCCCGCATCTCTTTGGACGCAGCATCATGTCGGGGTGGATCAGCCCAACCAGCCTCACCTTGACGACTCACGGGCCACTTTGCGCCCGGACCCAATTCTGGTGGGGTGCGGCCCATAATATACCAGAACGGCGGCAGAGTAGCCATTGAACCACGATCAATCTCATTGTCGTAGTAGACCTTGGCTATACGCTGAAAGTCACCCGCATTGTCAGGAATGCCCCTAGAGTTAAATGAAAGCCTGCTAGTCTTCTCTCTGCTGAAATCCCAAAACGGATAACGACCTTTTAGATGGTACGGCGATAGACCATGCTTGGCGTATTTAGCACCGGATTCCGGTGTGTATTCGGGACAGAAGATTGTCTCATAGATGCCAAGAATACCGTCCTTATTAATCAAACGCTGGTAACACCAAACGACCTTAATCAAGCCCTCATCGTCGTCTTGATCAAGGTTCATATTAAAGCGGTCACGATTGCGCTCGTAGGAGTTCCAGTTTGTGGAGTCCTGTCCTCGGCACTTCTCAATAACCGCATCCACCCAACGTTGATTCCACCCATCCGACCCAGCATACTCTTGTAGCTCTTGAGCAGTCTTATACTCCACCCTGAAGACATACGGTGCCGACTGTATGTTGGCTGCTGACTTCGGGTAGAGGATGTCCTCACCTTTTCTGAATACGCGAACACACGGTCTATTCACCGTTGTTCCGACTCTGGGCAACTCTGCTTCTCCGGTATTTCGCAAGCTTGTTATGGCATTGGCCACTATTGCGTCTCCCGCATCTGGATAGCTAGCTTGGAGGAGTTGCCGCAAATCTTCTTCAAAAAGAGGGTCATGGATGGATTCAGGATCGATACCCTGTTCCAACAACGCCCTGGCGATATCTTGTGCTGTGACCTTTTCGGCATACTGGCATGTTCGCCGGTCCCAAAAAGTTCCTACTACATAACCGCCCTTTTCTGCCCAGTAGTTGGCTCCCAATTCGGTCTCGTCAGGTAGCTCGTCCATCTGGGAACCAATGAGCCACTTCATAAAACTAGACGTCAGTCCAGCCTGGGCAGTGTCAGCACTGTTGACCGGGATAGCCGTAATGTTGGCCCGGAATAGGGATTCGGTAAGGTAGGCTGCTTCCGTGTTACAAAGGTCGTCTACCAGTGGAAAGCGCAAATCGGATGCACCCTTCCACGGAAAAGCGTCATCGCCGTTCTTTCTGCCATCCCTGGTTTGTCCTGCCCACTTACAGAAACGAATGTCGGCGTTATGCGACATCTGATCCCTATACCCACTTAGGTCTGATTGAGCCTCTTCATAGGTCTCGACCAGCCACTTCACATTGGGCTTCTGGTAGCGGTATTCTCGTTGTTCGTCTTTAATAATAGTATATAATTATATAAGCGTTACTTATATACTATTACATCGGTTTTGTCAAATCAGGGGGTATTGTTAGCAATTCCGATTAGAATCATGTTTTTACCCATTGTCGTTTCCTAATAGTTATGCTTAATAAAGGCCATCCAGTGAGTCACGGACTTTTGCCCGCCCTTGTGGCCGTAAAGGGGTTTCTCAGGCGTGAGCGCAAGGATGTTGTTGTGGATTTGACAAATGTTCAGTTTTATGCATAATGTGGTGTTATAGTATTTTCTAAGGCGAGGAGTGCCTTGAAATCTCCAAGTTGGAAGCTAACATCCTGTGAACTGTAAATCCTAGGGGAACTGTCGACTCCGTTCCTAGGTGGGGAAAGCAAAACGATAACTCATTAAACGGCTGAGGTTTTAACAGGGTCTATAAGAGCTGGGGGCAACAACCCGGCTCGCTGATAACAAAGGGGTTTATGACTCCTTCCTAAGGGCTACACACCAGTATCCCTCGGAGTCGCTGTGCTCCAATCTAATACCGGC